TGCAAGCTCACGACTGTCTATAGATGTGTCCGTGATTACATCGCCGGCAAATACACCAGTACCACCGCACAATGCTTTCATCGCAAAGATTGAAGCATTATCTTGATGAGTTACTCTAATCGGAAATCTCTCTGTGTATTCAAATCTCAAGAATTGAGCCGAGGTCAATGTTGCCGTTTGGGTTGAAGCTCTAACCGATTGAGCATTATAGTTGTACATATAATCGAATGAAGCCTCATCATCAAGATTCTCAACGCCGACAGTTTTCGCAGTCGCAAAGAATGAAATCGTATCTCCGTTGGTTTGAGAGGTCACAGCCTCGACAGTGAAATTATCATTATCAACTTTCGTGATTTTGCGTACTGCATTACTTCGAGTCCTGTTCGTGATGTGCATTCCTGTAGTCAAGCCGTGTGCTGTAATCTTTATATTCGTTGTTGTAGTACCGGCTTCCGAGGCATGAGTTGTAGTGTTGTTATCAAGAGTGACTGCAAGATTAACGAATAGATTTTTCATAATCCATTCCCTAACCGCGCTGTCGCCTTCGACAACCTGTGAATATGTACTGTCCGAATCTTCCGTTCCACCTCTTACGGTCTGTTGATTTTTCAATAAACTTATATCAGGTTTAATCGACAGATTGTCGAAATTATCACTACTATTAGTTACATCAATTTCAAATGGTGCAGACATACTTTCTATATCGAAAAAATGTATATCTTTTTCGTAATCGATATACCAAAACTTGCTACTTAAATTCGCCAAGTCTTGAATTACGCGAGTCGGCTTTTTGAATGAGATAGGATAATTCGTAAGCGACAAACCTTCTTCAACATTGAACATCGTGAAACTACCCTCGGCTGTAATCCTCAAGTCATCAATCTTAATCGAACTTGTTGCAGTTTCGGCGACTACAATCGCCACATAAGTAATCGCAGTCCATACTGGAGTGCCTGTCATTACGCCATCCTCTAATTGAACACTGTCAAAGGTATATTCACCGGACGATCCCAATGTCACCGTCGATAATAAGTAATTACTCGAATCGCTACCAATTCTTATCTTGAGTGATGTGATCTTAGTTGTATCAGTCGGATTTGCCCATAGAGTTAGATTGCCTTTGGTCGGTTGCCCCGAAGTTACACCGACAAAGTCCGAGAAGTCGCGCGCCGTTTGTGTCGTTTCCCATAGCGCCGACCCTGCCGAGTAAGTCCATGCGAATATACCAGCAGAATCTCCTTGCATTTCTGTTGTTATATCAAGCGTTGGATTCGTACCGTCTAAAGACTCAATCCACGCCGTTTGTATCGCACCATCATTCAAGTATTCCATGTCATCAACTTCCTTGTTGTAGTTGTTATTCTGATTGAGCTGGTCATTGATTATATACCTCGGTTCTCGATTCTCGTAAGCCGAGTTCCAATTAGGTGCATCGAAAATCTTTGTGTAATCGTAACAGCTCACACTGTATTCAAGTATCGAGGTGTTGTGATCTATATTCGAGTCAGTTGCAGAAGAAATAACGCCACCGAAAACCAGTTTACCCATGCGCTCACCTGTCGAGTGCGCGCTCGTGGGCGTGCTTATAGTAAGCGTTGTCGAAGACGGAACGGCGGTCACCGTCACCTTCTCCTCTGTAGCTAATCCGATCCCCAAATACAATTCAGTACCAATCCTAAACTTGCCTGTGTCGCTATAGGTATTCGCAATCGTTATCGTATTTGCGCTGTAGTTTGCCTTCAAAGCCAAGCCGTCAAATATCTTTATATCTTGCCCTGCTGTCGGTCTTGTAACACCGGAAAGCAACTTGAAACTGCAAGTATTCGACTTGTTCTGTATCTGGTCGTCTATCTTTATCGATAGGCGGTTGAGATAGGTTGTCGTGTCTACCGAGTTTATGTAAAGATAGTACATTTAATTTGCGAATGAGTGATTCATAAGTTCTCGAATAATTGGATCGCCAATTTTTGCAACTATATCAGCATCATCCAAAACCATAGGATTATTGATGTTGATTGTGATTCCGCCACCTCGCATTGTAGATTCATATTCTCTATTTTGTGCTACTGTCAAGACTCTCTCCCCCGGAGTAAGCATAGCCGGAACAGTGTCAGTCCCTTTTGCCTCCCATCCATTCGAAGCATATACGACACCTCCACCAGCGTAACCAGTTGTAGATACTTTACTTGTATTGATTGAAGCATACGCCTCATTCAATGCGTCTATTTGAGCCTTTGTAGTATCAACAAATGCTTGCGTTGCCGCCGCTCTAGTATCTAAGAATAACTGATAAGCAGTATTCGCACTGTTTTGAGTCTTCGTAATGTTATCCCACATCGTTTGAGTGATAAGTTCGATTTTAACACGAGCCTCCTCATAGGCGAGTTTCTTATCGGCTAATTGCAACATTTCTTCCTCGTAAGCGTCAATCGATGCTTGGCGTTCCTCATAGAAATTAGAAACAGCCTGCTCCAAATCAGTCATACTATTATACTGTCTAACCGCAGAAACCTCGTTACTCAATGCCTCAATCATCTGGGCATTGGCAGTGTAAGCCGCAACCTCGGCGTCAAGTTCCGCCTGCAATTCCGCCATAGTTTCGACTGCTGAATCTATGACATCTTGGTCTTTGTCTTCCGCCGACTTCGCCATCTCCTCGTTAATTAGCGCTTGCTGTTCAGCGATATCCGCGGCTAGACTCGTTTGTTTTTCTTCCGATTCAACTATCGCCGCCGCTAAATCTTCATTCTGCGATTGAGTTTCCTCTTGGAATTGCGCAGTCAATTCCGCCATTTCAGCACTCACATCGGCAATTGATTCCTCAATATCAGCCATCGCTGACGAAAAAGAATCATTTAAATCCTCCATCTT